CATGAGTTTTAGGTCGAAATTCCTGCTGTTACCAATGCTTGCCCTTCAACCATTCTTGAAACCACGTTACTTGATGATGTCAAATAAACATCGTAATAATATCTTCCAGGTTTCAGAGTCTGAGTAATGGATGATGCCATGGAGATGGTAACTTCTCCTGTTGCTCCAGTGATCGACACAGAAAAACTTGTCGCAGTTGCTGCTCCAGGGTATTTTCTAATTTTTGAAGTTCCCGAATAACCAGCCAAATTGGTGGCAGAACCATCCGACTCCGTTGAAGTGAAAAGTTCACTAAACGTTGTTCCTTGAGGAATAACAATGTTAACTGAGGGAACGGCAGCCATTTTTATCCTTTTTAACTATTTATGTCTTTGGCTGAATTCTTAAGAAGTTTCTGTAATTCAGCAGTGGAACCAACAAACAGGGCATTGTTGACTGTTGTTGGTCCTTTCGATTCTTCTTCTTTAGTAACATCCTTCAGTTTCTTCTGAAGATCAAGCAACTTATCGGTTGCATCAGCGACGTTCTTAATCAACTGACCAGCAACCTCATAAGCACGAGGCATTTCGCTCTCCTGTGCTAATTCGAGGATTCCGTTGATTGCTTCTTGTCCTTTTTCAATGATCGAATAAAGATTACCCCTTGTGTATTCATAGTCTTTCTTGATATCTTCCGTTGAAGATTGAATTTTGGTAATTTTATTTTCGATATCATTTGTTTTTACCTCAGTGATTTCAGTTGGTGTCACGTCAAATGTTTCGTCAAGTTTATCAAATTTACCAGGCATAAGTCAACCTCAGAACACAGTACCACTAAATCCAAAGTCATCTCCAAATTCGATTAGTGCATCATCAGCAGCAGTGATGTTATAAACATTTGCGCCGCTAACATGTTTTTCTGGAATTGTGTTATCCTGACCTCTTCTAACTGTCAAGTTGTTTCCACTAATCTTAGTGACAAACATTTCTTCCTGACCGATGTAAATGTAAGTTTCTGCTGTAATTCCAGAACTGCTCGTGACAGGAATAATAACATCTCCAAGATCGATGTTTGCTGTTGTGGTTGTAACAACAGTTCCATCGTAATCCTTGGTTGCTCTTGGAGTAACCTGATAAGTGAGATCTCTTTCTGCACTCTTTTTGCTTCCAGCAAGGTAACCAACAGTGACCTTCTTGACGATGGTGTCGGTAACGTCGGTAATGGGACCGAACAGGTAAGTTTTTGCTGTGAAATTCAGTGTATAGATGAGAGCACGTCTTGTGTCAAAATTTCCCTCATAGTCATCAGACATTATAATGTTATCCAATTGAATTGGTATATCTCTTTTCTCTTTTAATTCTCCCAAGAAATTCACTGAAAGATTATAATGTGGTTGAAAATAAGGAAGAATTTGTTCAACGATTTGAAGCATGTCATCATTTAACTTAGTGTAAATGACAAGTTCAAAACTCATATTATAAGGAACTGGCATGTAGTTCTTTTTGATGTTTGCACCATCAGGAGTTTGATTGATGATGGTTTGCATCTGTGTTGACTTACGACTTGGATCGTAAGTCAGACCAGTGAACTCAAAAGACATTCTTGGAAGAGTGATCTGAACAGGGCGATTCAGATCTGCTTCCTGCTGCATTCTTGCAAGAAACTTTTGAGTGGGACCATAAGCAAGAGGAACTTGGATTTCACTAAAGGTGTCATCCGAAGCATCTTTATGCTGAATTTTAATTCCATTAAAAAGGGATCCAAATCCGATAATTGCGGATCTGAAGACCTCATTGTAAAAATATTCAAACATTGCTCTTGTTAAGGAATATTAGTTATTTAGTTATGGCATCCCAAAGGGGTTTGTTTCGGTGAAATCGAGCAATGCGTCTGCTGCTGCCTCAATGGTGTCATTATCAGCGAATGGAGTAACAAGATCATCCTTATTCTGAACAGACAAGACGTAGTATGCTCCAGAAGACTCCCCTTGAATTGCTTCTCCAGCGGTAAAGGTTCCATCGACGATTGAAACTTCCAGGAGGAATGTTGAAGCAGTCCACTTCTTGACTCTTGCTGTTGTTCCTGATGTTTGACCAGTAACAATTTCGTTGAAGGTGTAAGTTCCAACTCCAACGGTTGCTCCGATTCCAGTTGGAGCGTCGATGGTAATTGTTGGTGCAACCGTGTAACCACATCCAGCATTTTGAATGTAAGCAACAGTAACAATTCCAGCAGCGTTGATTTCACCCCACCCTGTCGCAGTTGTTCCAGTTCCAGGACTGGTGAAAGTGAAGACTGGATTTGTTGTGTAACCAGAACCGCCGCCAGTGATTGTAACAACACCGACGCTTCCGGTTGTGCAGATTCCAGTGGTTGCTGCAGCACCAGATCCACCTCCACCTTTAATGGTGACCCAAGGTGCAAGTGTGTAACCACATCCAGGATTGGTCAGATTGATTGCAAGAATCTTTCCACCATATTCACCATTACAATTGGTGTAAATGTTGGTAATTGAAGCGACACCAACTGCTGTTGTTCCTCCAGCAGGAGCAGCAGAGAAACTTACAGTTGGTTGACTCTCATAACTGCCACCCATGTTTGTAATGTATACAGTTTCAACTGCTCCAGATGCACAGTAACTTGTAATTGCAGTCGCAGTCGATGCCACACCGACCATTGTTAGGGTCTGAATGTAACCAATTTGATCAATCTCATTATCGATGTCAGTAACGCCTGTATCGATAACCTCATCTTCATAACGGAAGGGTTCACAAGTCAACTCATAAACATAAGTGTCTCTGAGTTGATAAAAAGGTTGTTCGTGCTCAACATACTTAATCTCAAACAGACGATCCCCCAGAGGGAAATAAATCAAATCTCCTTCTTTTGGTCTTGATGAGAGTTCGATGTTTGCAATGTCTTTGATCAGTGGTGTGATGTAATTTTCATATCTTTCTTTGGAAATTGTGATAACTAAATCATCTTTTTCTTCAATTCCAAATTTACTTAGAATTGTTTTTTGCCCACCAAATCCATCATAAGTGTTTACATATGCCTCCAGAGGATAAGCATTTGTGAACTCAGATTGAACGACTTCTCTGATGATTGTATTTGTTTTTGCGTAAATTCTTGGCAGGTAATAACACTCAACTCCATACATACGAAGTTGTTCATTTACCAAGTCTTGAATAAGACTTTGTTCTGTTGTTGATCCGTTTAGAAAGAATGGATTGAGTGTCATTGCTTACTCCTCAACCGATCAGATCCATTGGGGGAAGTTCGTAGTAAGAAGACATTTCCTCGCGGATCTTATCAACCTCTCGAACACCATCCTCATAAATTTCTCTTCCATTAAATTCAATTCCACCAGGAAGTTTGACACCTTGGAACTTGATGAGGTTTTGTCCCCACTGTTTCTTGATAAGAGCAACCAGATAACGCTTCAGGAATGAATCATTCCAAACTCTAGAGTAATCGTTACCATCCATCGCAATAAAGCAGTCGAGAATGATGAAATCTCCGACTTGAATGGTGTCCCAATCAACATCCAGATAAAGTCTGTCCTGCCTCTGGTTGAAACGGATTTGTTTGTGTGTGTTCAGAAGGAAGTTGAGTGTCTCAAGGTAACTCATTGCCATTGAGTAACTCAACAAATCAGTTTGACCCCAATAATAAATGTCGTTGAGGAACAACTGATATTTGAAACTAAACAGGTTCGCAGTGTTGACGCCTTGTGCATCATCCCACTGGAACGCTTTGTTCACACCGATAACATTGGGTGGAACCTGAATGTAATTACTGTTTTCGTAATATGTAAACGTGGTGGCAGTTCCAACAATCGTTGCTGTTGCTGATGTACTTGCAATGCCAACTGACCCAGCACCAATCGAAGGAGCACCAGGTGGTCTTGCTTTACCACGATCAATGTCGTTTTGAGTGACCTGATATTTCAGATAATTTTGATAAACACCATCAAAGTGCCTCTCTTGGAAATACTGAATTGCATCATCCAACAGGTCATCGACCTGCTCGTCAGCAACGTTGATTTCCAAAACAGGAGCGCCTAGTTGCCTCAGTGCATAATCTTTTAGTTCTTGTCGATTGGAAGGCTGCGCCATCGATATCAGTCCCTCTTTATAAGGTATTTAGATTATCTCAAGAACTCTTTCAGTAAAGACTTAATGTCATTCAAATCATGCTTTAAGTCATCCATGCTTTTTTCCATGTTGTTAAGTCTTTCCTGCTCACCGTTAAGTCTTTCTCTGTTAGCAACATAACGTTGATAATCATTGGAATTCTTATTCACGATAGCATTGGTGTTGCTGTCTCTAAAGAATCCTTCTTGTCCTTTTACTGGAATTAAACTCATGTCAAGCGAACGAGATTACACGGAGATTTTTAATCTGTGGAACAACTGAAGAATTTGTTGTCGTTCCGATCAGTTTGATTCTAAAGACAGAGAACGGATTAAGGTTATTTGCCGTGAAGGTGTATTCCTTGAAGAATTTTGGTGCAGGTTCGTACAGAGCAGTGTCTTCTTTGGGAACCAATCTGTCTGGAAGACCATCGCTGTTGGTTGTGCTGATAATATTACCAGCAGCATCCAAGTTGTTGTAACCAGGGAATGGAACAAAGAGGGTCTCGTCAACAGGCAGATCCTGGTTCAGTGAGAAGAATGCTCTGATGTCAGATGAATCATGAACATAAGCATCCAACTGAATTCTCAGTGAAGTTGCTGGATTCTCAAGAACAATTGGTTTAGTGATGTAGAAGAATCTGTTTGGATCATCTTGGAAAGTGTTGACTCTGAAATCAGTTGCATAATTGGAAACAGGTGCGTTTGTTCTGTTATTAACAAACACGACTGCTGCGTTGTCAAGGTCAACGACTGGTGAGAGTTTAGAGTCAGATGTCTGGAAGTTGATGTTCATGGAGAACGACTTGTTTCCAGGGAACAATCCACTTGGTGAGAGATAGGTGGATTCGTTAATTCCAGAAACAACCATTCTTGGTTCGGTAAAGTAATTATCTGTGAAAAGTGCAACTTCTTGATAACCCTTATCAACATAACCTGCTTCAGATCCATCAACACTGGTTCCACTGATTGATCTGACGTTTGCGCTCACAGTGGTTCCAGTTGGACTCATTGTTGTGATTCTTGGAACAATCAAAGAATAAGGAATGTTGTAAGTTCCTTTTGCATTTGTTCCAGCATTTGCTTCAGTGTTATTGAAGTAAAGTGCGGGAAGAGTTCCAGATCCAGTTCTGTCAGTTCCATTCTCATCCATCTGAACGTTGATGTAATAAGAATCCAAAGTAATTGGGCGAGTGATGGCATCACTTACGTCTGCCAGATTATGTGTGGTGTTGATTCTCCTCAGAGAAACACCATTCAATTCATACTTGAGGACCAGATCATTTGCCGCGTGTGAGGCAGTAACAGTGTTGTCAACACCTCTGGTAATTCCAGTTAGGGTTGCTCCGTCAAATCCAGTGTAAGAAATGATTTCTTTGCCGATCTTGATGTAACCAGGGTTGGTGGCTCCAACAGCAACATTTTCAAATGAGGTGTAATTAGTTGTGGAACCAATCGAAATTGCTCCAGTTGCTGTGTTAGTATAAACCTCAGCAAGAGTTGTTGCTGGAACGTCAGTTGTAACATCTTTCAGTGTTACACGGTTGACCTCAGAATACATTCCATGATTTCTCTGGAAAATCCTCATGTGAGTTCCATCATGATTGACTCTGATCGGAGTCTGAGGAACAACGCCTCCACCAGAAGAATAATTCAGTTCAGTTGTGATTCCCAGTGAATTTTGGTAGAACAGTTTGTCAGTTGCTCCGGTTGCAAAGTTACCTTGAACATCATTAAGAATCAGTTCGTTGTTGCCATAAATCTCACCAACAGTCAGTCTCAACCCTGTACCAAGATTATTATTGCCGATCGAGATTGGTGTAAGAACATCACCAAGAGAATATCCCTTACCACCACCTGCGGTAGAAACAGTCGCTGCAATTGCCACACCATTATTGATCGCAATCTCAGCGGTTCCGTTAATTCCATTACCAGTTACGCTGGTGAGAGCAACACCAGAGAAGACGTAATAACCAGAAGAAGGAGTGTAACCAACACCAATGTTGGTCAGAGTCAGATCACCAGTCATTGAACCAGCGAATCCTGTCAGAGTTCCTTGTGCTCCGGTTGAATTTTGGATGACAGTGTTACCAACAACCAAACCAGTGTCTTGAACAGTTGTTCCAATTCCAATGCTAAGGTTTCTGGATTCCATTGTGATGGAATTCTTAGCGATTCCTTCCAGAGTCTGTGGAAGACTTGGATTATAAAGTGTGAATGAACCTGTGCTTGCGAACTCCGCTCTGTACATTGTGAACTTCAGGTCTTCATATTGACTTGGAGTCCAAACGGTGGCATTCTGTGACTTGAACAGTGAACCAAGAAGTGGTTGAACCGAAACAAGAACTTGTCCTTGCTCTTGTCCAAGCGTCGTCACCTCAACTTCACCCAGTCTCGAAATCCAGACTCTGTATTCAGTTGAGGATGAACCCATGATGAATGCATATTCAGTGTTTGCTTCCAGATAAACTGGAGCATCAAAGACCCAAGAAGTTGCAACTGTTCCATCTTCAGACAGTGCAATTTGATCTGGTTCCAGAGTTACTTCCGAGAAAGGAAGAATCCTTTCGTTTGGAGTACCCAGAGTGGTTTCACGAACCTGACACCAGACAGGGATTGTGTCATCCTTAGTGTGGAAGAAGACATCGACCTTGGTGATGTAAATTCCCGTGTCTTCGTCAACCATAAAGGTTTGACCCAGAGGGTCCCAATATCTGGTTGAGGAGGTGGTAACCGTTCTTGCCTCTTCGACTTCTCTGAACTCAACATCAGCGTTTCTGACAGACAGAGTGGTTTCTTGAATGTTGTCGATGCTGCCTTGTGAGTAGAACGTCTGTTCTCCTGCTGTTGTTGCAACACCTTGAACCAAACTGTTGATTGAACTGCTGGTGAGTTTGAAGACGGATGTTCCCGTTTCAAACACAGGGTTTGTTTCGTTAGATTGATCGGGAACTCTGTAAGAACCAATGATGGTTCCCAGTCTGTCGGTGACTAGTCTTACGTTAGAAACTCTTGCTTGTGCTCCACTAGATTGCCCAACCAGAATCATTCCAGTTGCAGCATAACCAAAGAATTCAGGATTTGCTTCAGATTG